CCGGTGGACCGGTAAATACACAAGTTGTTGGTGATATGGACTCTGAAATGGCTAAACAAGCTGAACGTGTACGTGATTTTATGAATTATCAAATTATGCACGTTATGGAAGAATACGATCCTGATATGGATCAATTATTATTTTATTTACCTTTATCAGGCTCAGCATTTAAAAAAGTATATTTCGATCCGTCTATGGCTAGAGCTTGTTCTAAATTTATTATGGCTGAAGATTTAGTTGTTCCATATTATGCAACAGATTTAATGACTAGCCCAAGAGTTACTCACGTTATTAAAATGCCATATAACGATTTACGAAAATTACAAGTTAATGGATTTTATAAAGACGTTGAATTATCTGATCCTAATTATGAGGCTGACGAAGTTGAAGAAAAAATGGAGGAAATACAAGGTATATCCCCTATAAACGAAGACGAAGAATATACATTGTTAGAAATGCATGTAAATTTAGATTTAATGGGCTTTGAAGATATAGACGACGAAGGCAATCCTACAGGCATAGCTTTACCTTATATCGTAACTTTTGTAAGTGAAACTAATACTATTTTATCTATTAGAAAAAACTTTAGACCTGACGATCCTTTAAAAAGAAAAATACAACATTTTGTTCATTATAAATTCCTGCCCGGATTAGGTTTTTATGGGTTTGGTTTAATACATATGATTGGTGGTTTAAGTCAATCTGCTACTTCTATTTTAAGACAATTAATAGATGCAGGAACATTATCTAATTTACCTGCTGGTTTTAAAGCTAGAGGGATGAATGTAAGTAAACTTGATGAACCGTTACAACCGGGAGAATTTAGAGACGTTGATATTCCAGGAGGAACATTACGTGATGCTATAATGCCCTTACCTTATAAAGAACCTAGTGGCACATTAGCACAATTATTAGGTGTATTAGTAGACAGTGGTCGAAGGTTTGCTTCAATAGCAGATATGCAAGTTGGTGATAGTAATCAACAAGCTCCAGTTGGAACAACTATAGCATTATTAGAACGTGGTTCAAAAGTAATGTCAGCAATACATAAACGTTTACATTACGCACAAAAATTAGAATTTAAAATATTAGCTAGAGTATTTAGTGAAAGTATCCCTGATGAATATCCTTTTGATGTTGCTGGTGCTTCAAGAAGTGTTTTCGTAAAAGACTTCGATCAAAAAGTAGATGTTATACCTGTAAGTGATCCTAATATATTTTCAACATCACAACGTATAACTATGGCACAAACGCAACTGCAATTAGCTCAAAGTGCTCCTGGAATACATAATTTACGTGAAGCATATAAAAATATGTATATAGCATTAGATGTAAAAAATTTAGATGATATATTAAAACCTGAAGAACAACAGTTCCCTAAAGATCCTGTCACAGAAAATCAAGAAGTTTTAATGGGTACACCTTTAAAAGCTTTTATTGATCAAGATCATGATGCACATATTGCAGCACATACAGCTTTTTTACAAAACCCTAATGTACAATCTAATCAACAAGCAGTAGCTGCATTACAAGCACATATACAAGAACACTTTGCATTAAAATATAGATTAGAAGTTATGCAACTTATGGCACAACAAGGGGTACAACTACCTCCTGAAGGACAACCTTTACCTATGGAAGTACAAAATGCTATCGCACAACAAGCCGTACAAGCAACACAACAAATAACCGGTAAAGATCAAGCTATACAACAGGCACAATTAAACGCACAAATAGACCCACAAATGCAAATGTTCCAAGCACAAATGCAATTAGAACAAGCAAAACTACAATTACGACAAGCCGAAGCACAACTTAGAGCACAAACTGATATTGAAAGGGCAAATATACAAGCAGAAACTGATGAAAAACGTATACAATCTGAAGAAAAACGACAAGATGCACGTTTAGCAGTAAATTTACAACAAGATTTATTAGAAAAAGAAGAACAAAGCTTAAAAGATATAGTAGAATTAGCAAAAGAAGCACAAAAAGCTAGAAATTTACCAGAAAATAATTAAAAAGGAGTAAAAATGGCAAAAAAACCAATACCAGAAGGCAAAAAAGGAGCCGGATTGCGTAAATTACCTAAAGCAGTAAGGAATAAAATGGGATTTATGCGTCAAGGTGGTCCAGTAAACGTTGGAGTTAGAGAAGTTAAGGCTATTTTAACAAAAACTAGAGGAACTGGCAAAGCAACACAAGGTTTAATGTTCCATAAACAGCCTGATTAATGGATTATATTGATGTTGTACGTAAATTTCTTAAAATAATTAGAGAAAGAGACGAACAACTGACAAAAACGTTGAAATCTGGGTCAATACAAGACCACGAGCAATATCAACGTATTATAGGCGAACTAACAGGTCTTAGTTTCGCTGAATTAACAATAAAAGACCTGCTAGACAATAAGGAAGACTTAGATGACTACTAAAATACCAGATCAAGTATTAGATTTTAAAAATAGAACTAATAAAAATCCAAAAATAGAAGAAGAATCACAAGGCATAACTACCCCAGAAGATTGCGAAAGGGAAGTTGATAAATTACCTGTGCCTACTGGCTATAGATTATTAATTTTGCCCTATACCCTTGCTAAAAAGACAAAAGGTGGTATAGTATTAGCAAAAGAAACGGTTGAAAGAGAAAGACTAGCTACTAACGTGGGGTATGTAGTCGATCTCGGACCTGACGCTTACACCGATCCTGATAAGTATCCTTGTGGGGCTTGGTGCAAAAAAGGCGACTGGATTGTCTTTGGCAGATATGCTGGAGCTAGAATTAAAATCGATGGTGGCGAAATGCGATTATTGAATGATGATGAAGTTTTAGCAGTTATCAAAGACCCTGAAAATGTTGTCCACCACGCATAGGTAAAAAAATGGCAGAACCAAAACTAACAGTCGAAGTCGAAGATAAAGACGTAGACATCCATGAAGCAGACGTAATTAACGAAGAACAACAACACGAAGAAGTTGAGTTTGAAATTAATAAAGATTCTGTAAAAGAAGTAAAAGAAGAAGAACCGGTAGCTGAAACTAAAAGCGAGGATGAGCTTGAAGAATACAGCGAAGGTGTTAAAAAACGTATAAGTCAACTAACTTATAAATATCGAGAAGCTGAAAGACAAAAAGAAGAAGCTGTTAAATATGCTGAAAACGTACTAAAAGAAAATAGTACGTTAAAAAGTAATTTAAAAAATTCTGACGCAACACTAGTCAATGAAGCAGAAAATCGTATACAATCACAACTAGAAGCAGCAAAAAAGCGTTATAAGTTAGCTTATGAAAACGGTGATGCAGAAGAAATGGCTGATGCAAATGCCGACATAGGGAAACTTAGTGCTGAGGCAACAAGTATAGGACAAGTTAAAAAACGACTAGACTCAGAGCCAGAAGCTGAAGAAGACATAAAAATACCAAATTTAAATAATGATGAACAAAACCAACAACCACCAGACCCAAAAGCACAAGAATGGGCTGCTAAAAACGAGTGGTTTGGTAAGGACAGCATTATGACGTATGCTGTATTTGGTATACATAAAGATTTATTTGATTTAGGTTATGACTTAAAATCAAACGAGTATTACGAGGAAATAGATAGAAGAATGAAAGAAGCTTTTCCTCAAAAGTTTTCATCAGATAGTACTGATGCGAATGTAAACGTAAAGCCTAAAGTTGCAGCTCCAACAAGGACTGCAAGTAATAAAGCTTCACGCAAGGTAAGGTTGACACCTTCTCAAGTAGCAATAGCTAAAAGATTAGGTGTATCCTTAGAAGATTATGCTAAACACGTAAAAGTAGGAGAATAATATGTCAGATCGCACTCCACGAACTGCTCAAACACGAGAAAAAACATCTCGCAGAAAACCATGGACGCCCCCATCAACTTTGGAAGCCCCTGCTGCCCCTGAAGGATATAAACATCGTTGGATCAGAGAGTCTTTATTAGGACAAGAAGATAAGACTAATATGAGTAAACGAATCCGTGAAGGTTGGGAGCCAGTAAGGTCAGAAGATCATCCAGACTTTGTTGCACCTACAATAGAAGGTGGAAGAAACGATGGTGTTATTGGTGTAGGTGGTTTGGTTTTAGCAAAAATTCCAGAAGAAACTGCTGATGAACGTAATGCTTATTATAGAAGTATGACGGACAATCAAATCGAAGCTCTTGACACAAACTTAATGAGAGAAAGTAATGATGTTATGCCTATCGAGAAACCGAACAGGTCTAGTAAAGTTACCTTCGGATCAGGCGGTATAAAGAAAGAGTAATTTTAATTTATAAACTTATGGTGATTAAATATGGCAAACGTAAATGATCCAGATGGATTCACTCCTGCCTTTCATCTAAGTGGTGGTACTATTAGACCTTCTGAATTTAAAATTGAAAGTGGAGCTAGTGGAGATATTTTCTCTGGTGATGTAGTGAAACTGACAAGTGGATATGTTCTTCAGGGTGGTGCAACAGATGCCCCATTAGGTGTATTTTACGGAGCTGAATACCAAGACACAAGTGGAGAAGTACAATTTGTAAAAAGATTTGTATCAGGAACTACTACATTGGGTTCTGCGGATATTAAAGCATATGTATATACTGACCCAGATATAGTGTATGAAGCACAATATACTGGAACACCAACTCAAGCTGATGTTGGAAAAGTGCATACTATCTCTACTACTGCAGGTGATACTAACAACGGACGTTCGAAGGAAGGAGTAACGACTACTACAGCTAGTGGGATTGCTAAGCAAGTTGGGTTTGTAGATAAGCCCGGAAACAGCATAGGCGAATTCGCTAGAGGGTACTTTATATTCCCTGCTTCAACATTCGGTAACGACTAAAGGTGATTAATTATGGCAATTAATAGAGCACAACTAGTAAAAGAACTCGAGCCGGGATTAAACGCACTCTTTGGTCTTGAGTACAATCGTTATGAAAACGAGCATGAAGAAATCTTTGATACAGAAACTTCTGAAAGAGCTTTTGAAGAAGAAGTAATGTTATCAGGATTTGGTGAAGCCCCAGTAAAAGGTGAGGGTGCATCAGTTAGTTATGACTACGCACAAGAAACTTTTACTGCTAGGTATTCACACGAAACTGTTGCTTTAGCTTTTTCACTTACTGAAGAAGCTATAGAGGATAACCTCTATGATACTTTGTCTTCAAGATATACTCGAGCATTAGCAAGATCTATGTCTCAGACAAAACAAATCAAAGCTGCAAACGTGTTGAATAACGCTTTCTCAACTTCCTTTCCAGGAGGTGATGGAAAGCCATTATTAACAACTGACCATCCTAGCTTAACAGCAGGAGATCAGTCTAATGAGCCTAGCACTGCTGCTGATCTGAATGAAACTTCATTAGAAAATGCAATGATCGATATCGCTGCATTTAAAGATGAAAGAGGATTAAAAGTTAATGTTCAAGCTAGAAAGCTTATCATTCCACCACAATTACAATTTGTGGCTGATAGACTTTTAAATACTCCTAACAGAGTAGCAACATCTGATAACGACATCAATGCATTAAGAAATATGGGTATGCTCCCAGAGGGTTACACTGTGAACCATTTCTTAACTGATACTGATGCATTCTTTATCAAAACTGACTCACCAAACGGTATGAAACATTTCGTAAGAAGTGGTATCAAAACTGGTATGGAAGGAGATTTCGAAACAGGAAACGTTAGATATAAAGCAAGAGAAAGATATTCTTTTGGTTTTAGTGACTGGCGAGGAATGTACGGTTCTCCAGGAGCTTAAGTTCATAGCACAAAATAAGGGAGCTTCGGCTCCCTTTCTTTTTCCTAACATTTAAACTACAATAAATTAAACCGAGATTAATTGTTGTTTCAACTGGCTCGGCAGACTATCTCCATAGATGAAACAACTATTTAGTTATAGGAGTTAAAATGGCTAAATCAACCTTTTCAGGTCCTGTTAGATCTATTTCAGGATTTATTACCGCAGGTAATACTTCAGTAGTAAGTTTAACAGCAGACACAACATTAACCGTAGACAGTCACGCAGGACGCATACTTACTTGTAATGATGCTGATGGTAAATTTACTTTACCTTCAATCGTTACTACTGCACCTAGTGACCCTAGTGATCCTAACTCACTAAATAACTTAGGTGCTACATACACTTTCGTTATTGAGACAGCAGCAACTGACCTTGATATAAAGACTGACGGAACTGATAAATTCGTTGGTGCAGTTTATATTGGTAAATCTGATGCTACAGGTAAAACTTTTATCTCTGGATCTACTAATGATGTAATTACTTTAAACGGATCTACTAAAGGCGGAGTAGCTGGTACTATTATTAGATGTACTGCTATTGCTTCTGCAAAATATGCAGTAGAAGGAATAGTTATAGGTTCTGGTACTATAGTTACACCATTTGCTGATTCTTAATATTAGGAGTTAAACATGGCAGACGCAGTAACTTCAACTACACTTACAGATAACGATAGATTATTTGTAGTACAACTTACTAACACTTCTGATGGCACTGGTGAGTCTGCTGTAACTAAAGTAGATGTAAGCGGTTTACAAACTAGAAGCACCGATGGTGCAACATGCACTGGTGTAAGGTTAGCTAAAATTGTTTATTCTACTTTTGGTATGAGTGCAAGATTATTATGGCATGCAACTACTAATACAGTTTGTTGGGATTTAAATGCTGACAATACACAAGACGAAGATTTTACTGAGTTTGGTGGTATTAGAAACACTGCAGCAGCATCTGGTAAAACAGGGGATATAAAACTTACAACTACAGGTCACTCAAGCGGTGATTCATATGTTATAGTTTTAACTTGTTTTAAAGATTTTGACTAATGGCAACATCTGGAACCAGAGTATTTACACTTAATACAGCAGATGTAATAGAAGAAGCATACGAACTAGCAGGATTAGAACTTCGTACAGGATATGATGCTAATGCTGCTAGACGTTGTTTAAATATTATGTTCGCAGACTGGTCTAATAGAGGTGTTCAACTTTGGGAAGTTGAACAAGTAACTACAACCTTAATAAAAGATACATCAAGCTATAATTTAAATGCGTATGATATAGATGTATTAGACGCTGTAATAAGAAGAACATCAGGTGGGACTACTAATGATTTACAGATGGAAAGAATCGATAGATCAGAATATTTTAATATACCGGTAAAATCATCAACAGGAAGACCATCACAATTTTATGTTGAAAGAACAAAAACACCAAAAATTTACCTTTACCCTACACCAGAAAATTCAACAGATCAGCTTATTACATATAGGTGGAAAAGGATGGAGGATATAAACACTTCAACAGATGATCAAGACTTACCCTCAAGATTTATACCATGTATGGTCAGTGGTTTAGCTTATTATATTGCAGTAAAGAAAAACCCACAAAAAAGCATCATGTTAAAACAAATGTATGAGGAAGATTTTAAAAGAGCTTATGAATCAGATAGGGACAGATCTAGTTTGAGATTAGTACCATTTAGGCAATCTATATGAGTTATGCAAAAGGTAAATATTCATATGGTATATGTGATAGATCAGGTTTACGATATCGATATAAAGATTTAAAAAAGACATGGGATGGGCTAAAAGTAGGACCAGATCAATACGAATATAAACACCCACAATTACAACCTAATAGAGTTATAGTTGATCCAGAGGCTTTATATGAGTCAAGACCAGATATAGATAAAGAAGTAAATTTAGGTATAGTTAGAACAAGTAGTAGTAATCCTCAATATAATACCACAGATGATTTTATAGGTGGAAGTTTTAACTTACAATCCGCTCAAGGTGGTGTTGGAGAAATTACTGTATCTGGTGTTTCATCGTCTACACCATCTCCATCTCCAACGCCATCGCCTACACCTGCACCCTCATACACAACTTACACTGTTACTGTAGCTAGTTATTATGGGTCTAATTATTTTTATATAGACGGTGCAAGAGCACCGACTTTGAATTTAACAGAAGGTCAAACTTATAGATTTGATCAATCAGATAGCACTAATAGTGGGCATCCATTAAGATTTTCTACAACCTCTAACGGAACTCATGGAGGAGGTACTGAATATACCACAGGTGTAACTACTAGTGGAACTCCTGGATCATCAGGAGCTTATACACAGATTGAAGTTGCTTCTGGTGCACCAACATTATATTATTATTGTACTAATCACTCTGGAATGGGAGGAACTATAAACACATGAGTTATACTTTTTCGGAACTTAAAACTGCTGTACAAGATTATATGCAAAACGATGAGACGGCTTTTGTTAATAATTTAAATAATTTTATAGAAAACGCAGAAGACAGAATATTAAAATTAGTTGAAACTGCAAATTTTAGGAAAAACGTTGAGGGTCAATTAAGTGCAAACTCACCATATTTAACAACACCGACAGATTTTTTAGCACCATATTCTATGGCAACAAAAAACTCAAGCGGTGAGTATACTTATTTAAAATTTAAACACGTTACTTTTATGAGGGATTACACATCATCTGCTAGTACAACTGGGCAGCCATTATATTATGGACTTTTTGATGATGATACTTTTATCGTAGCACCATCCCCTTCGACAGATTTAGACGTAGAATTACATTATTTATATAAACCTAATTCATTAACACAAGCAGGAGATGACGGAACAACTTGGGTTTCTAAAAATGCTCCAGAAACTTTATTATATGGTACTTTAGTTGAGGCTTGTGTTTTTATGAAAAACTATGAAATTATTCCTGTTTACGAGCAGAGGTTTATTCAATCTTTAGAAAGACTTAAGAATATGACTGAAGGTCGAGCAACTAGACAAGAATATAGATATGACCAAGTAAGGAGAGAACCAACATAATGGTGATGAAAAAGAAAAAAACTGTAAAAAAAGTTGCATCAGCTTTAAGAAAAGCAAGTAAAACTCATGCAAAACAAGCTAAAACTTTATCTGCTTTAAAATTAAAAAAAGGCGGTAGAGCTAAAAAGAAAAAGAAAAAAGGTGCAACACCTACTAACCCAGCACTATACGCTAGGGTAAAAGCCGAAGCTAAAAGGAAGTTTAAGGTCTACCCATCTGCATATGCAAATGGATGGTTGGTTAGGACTTACAAAGCTAGAGGTGGTGGTTATAGATAATGGCTATAAGAAGAAGTAGTATTAAAAAGTCTGTAACTAAAGGCAGTAGAAAAAAGAAGCGTAGAGACCCTAAAGTAGGAACAGGTAAAAAACCAAAAGGTAGCGGAAGAAGGCTTTATACAGATGAAAATCCAAAAGATACAGTCAGCATTAAGTTTGCTACTCCAACAGATGCGAGAAAAACAGTTGCTAAAGTTAAAAAAGTTAATAAACCTTTTGCGAGAAAGATACAAATTTTAACAGTAGGTGAACAAAGAGCTAAAGTTATGGGTAAAACGCAAGTTGCATCTATTTTTAAAAAAGGTAAAGAAGCGATTCGAAGATCTAGGAAAAAGAAAAATGGCTAGAAAAGGTTTATGGGCTAATATACATGCAAAACGCAAACGAATAAAAGCAGGATCTGGTGAACGTATGCGTAAAAAAGGTGCAAAAGGAGCACCTACTGCAGCACAGATGAAACGTGCTCGTAAAGGAACTAAACGTAAAGCAACAGTGAGAGGCAGACGTGGGTAAACCTAGTGGTGGATTAACAGAGTGGTTTGGTAAAGGTCCAAAAGGTGATTGGGTAGATATTGGTGCCCCAAAGAAAAAAGGAAAATTTCAAAAATGTGGCAGAAAATCAGCAAAAGGTAAAAGTAAACGTAAATATCCTAAATGTGTTCCTAGAGCAAAAGCAAGAGCTATGACACCAGCACAAAGAAGAAGTGCAGTAAGAAGAAAAAGAGCAGCAGGTAATCCCGGTGGCAAACCTACAAATGTAAAAACTATTTTAAAAAAAGCTAAAGGTGGACCAATAAAAGTTAGCATAGCTAGAGGCTGTGGTGCAGTAAAATCTAACAGGAGAAAGAAGACTAAATATTTTTAAGGAGAAAAAATGAAAGACGATAATTTAAAAGGCAAAAATATTGCTATAGTTGCTATGGGAGAAAGTCAGCTAGATTTTCATTTAAGTTTAATACACTCTAAAACTTACGATGAAGTATGGGGTATAAATTGTATGGGGGCTATAACAAAGTGTGATAGAGTATTTATGTTAGACCCAGTAAGTAGGTTTATGGATACTGACGATGCTGGGACACAAACAGATGTGATGCGTAGATGGTTGCCTAAAGCTGATTGTCCTATATATACTTGTGAACTTGATCCTAGATGTCCTAATGCAATAGTCTACCCTTTAGAAGAAATAGTAAGATATGCTGATTGTGCATATTTAAATAATACTGTTCCATATGCTTTTGCATTTGCTTTATATAATGAAGTAGCTACTTTAAATTTATTTGGTATAGATTTTAGTTATAAAGGTAATTTACATTTTGCAGAATCAGGAAAAGCTTGTTGCGAGTTTTGGTTATCGAAGTGTATTGAAAGAGGTATAACTGTAAAAGTTGGTGCACGTTCTGGGTTATTAGATACAGATGTGCCTATAGAATCAAGAGTTTATGGTTATCATAGATTACCTGATCCTGATATCATGGTTTTAGATGATAGTAAAACTTATCACCAAATGAAACTATCTAAATATAAAAAATTATTGCATGAAGAACAATTAAAAAATATTACAGAAATTAGAACTGTGATTGACGCACCACCAGAAGCAAAGAGGTATTAATGTTAGACGATAAAATAGAAAGCACACTAGGGGCAATAACTGTACAAACAGAAATCAATAAAGGTCATTCACCTGAATTTTGGGCAGAAAAACTTACAGACAGAATTTGTTATATAAGTGATAATGCTGCACCTCATGTAAGACAACAAGCTGAGGCATATAAATTAGCGATTTATCAAAATATACTGTATTATATCAAAAGTGCTATAAGCAGTGATCGATGTACGATAACTAATAAACTGATAGCACAAGGGCACGAAGATTTAGCTAAAATTATAAAGGAGCTTTAAAATGGCAATAACTTCAACACTAACAACTAGTTTTAAAAAAGAATTATTAGAAGCGGTGCATAACTTTAGTGCTTCTGGAGGTAATTCTTTTAAATTAGCTTTATATACATCATCTGCAACATTAGGTGCAACAACTACAGCTTTTACTACAACTGGGCAATCTAGTGGTACAAACTATACTTCAGGAGGGGCAGCACTAACGAATGTAGCTCCAACTAGTTCAGGCACAACAGGATTTTGTGATTTTAACGACTTAACGTTTAGCACAGCTTCTGTAACTGCTAGAGGTTGTATGATTTATAACGATACAAATAGTGATAAATCAGTTGCTACCATAGATTTTGGTGGAGATAAAACCTCAACTGCAGGAGATTTTACAATAGTTTTCCCTGCTGCAGCAGCATCCACAGCGATTATAAGAATAGCATAGATTAAATGGCTATTATTAATGGTTGGGGTCGTGGCACTTGGGATGAGGGTGCATGGGGATCACCATTATCAGTATCCATATCAGGACTTTCAAGCACCTCTGCTTTAGGCACAGTTACACCTGATGCTGAGGCTAACGTTACCTTAAGTGGGCTTTCTATTACAGCGACTAATGGAGGAGTAGCAGTAGATGCAGGCGGTGTAGTAGGTGTAAATGGTTTAGCAGGAAATTCAGCTTTAGGCACAGCTACTACAGTTTCAAATAATACTTTAACATTATCTGGGCTAGCCGGTACTTCAGCTTTAGGAACTATAACTACTGATGCAGAAGCTAATGCAAGTATTTCAGGTCTAGAGGCTACTTCTAGTTTAGGAACCGTTACAACTGTAGCAAAAGCAAACCAAACACCAACTGGTCAAAGTGCTACATCTGCACTTGGTACCTCCACAACTAAAACTGATAATAGATTTATAGTTAATGTTTTTGGTAATACTGTAGGGTTAGTTGGATCACCTACATTTAATTGTAAAGCAATCGTAACATTAACAGGTGTTTCTGCTAATGGTGAAGTAGGTAATGCTTTCAAATGGCAAAAGGTAGATGACTCACAAACACCTAATTGGAAAGAAATTGCTGCTTAAATATATATATATTTAACAAAATTTGATTTAATATAATAAAGAGGATTTAATTATGGCAACTTACGTAAATAATTTAAGATTAAAAGAAATAGCTACTGGTGATGAATCAGGCACGTGGGGTACTTCTACAAACACTAATTTAGAGCTTATCGGAGAAGCTTTGGGTATAGGCACCGAAGCTATTACTACTAATGCCGATACTCACACTACAACTGTAGCAGACGGTAGTTCTGATGCAGGCAGGGCATTTTATTTAAAATATACTGGTACATTAGATTCAGCTTGTACTATTACTATTGGACCTAACACTATGAAAAGGGTACAGATAATAGAAAATGCAACAAGTGGTTCCCAAAATATAATTATCAAACAAGGCTCAGGCTCAACAGTCACGATAGCACCTAGTGAGGTTGCAGTTGTGCAACTAGATGGAGCAGGAAGTGGTGCTGCAGTCCTAGACTGCTTTACAGATTTGGCTGTCACTGATAGCTTATCAATCAATGGCACAACCTTAACTATAGGTGATGCTACTGCTGAAGATACTAAAATAGTTTTTGATGGTAATGCACAAGATTACTATGTAGGTCTTGATGATAGTGCTGATGATTTAGTTATAGGTCTTGGCTCAACAGTTGGTACAACACCTGCTATATCAGTAGATGAAAACCAAAATGTTACTATGCCACAAATAGTTACTGCATCTACTTCAGCTAATATAAGCCAAGTATCTTTAACAGACGGCACAGTATCTTGGGATGCGAAAGCAGCAGCAAACGCTTTTTTATTACTAGAAGAAAACTCAACGATATCAGCACCAACTAATGCAGTAGAGGGAGCTATCATAAGTATTGAAGTCGCTCAACACGCTTCGAGCGGTCCATATACTTTAGCTTGGAACGCTGTATTTGAGTTTGTAGGTGATGTAACTCCAACGCAAACTGCCACAGACGCTAAAACAGATATATACGCTTTTAGATACAATGG